CCTGATCCTCCGGATACGGCTGCATATTCACCGTGTTATTCGCACTGCCTATACTTTGAAACGCACTGTCTCCAGGCGCTGGAGTGTAAATAGTCAACGGCTCCGTTCTGTCTGGGCGTGGCTCTAGTAGCGCAATAGCGTCTCCACGATACTTTAATGGCTCAAGCTGGGGCTCTTTAGGCTCATAGTCTTCTGGGCAGACTTTGTATCCTCGCCAATTCTTTTGTAGTATTTTATACGGATATCGTTGTCCGCAATAGTCACAAAGCCCATAAGAGAACTTTCCCGTGGCAAAAGACATGTCAGACCCCCATCTCCGGCACAAAGGACACACTTGCTGTGTCTCTGTCCTCTGCCGCCGCCCTGGCAAAATCTTCCTCGTAAAAGCCTTTTAGGGCAGTCGTACGCTCAGGGGCATACTTTATAGAGAGTTGATAGGCAAGACCCGACACTAGGCAAGGTAAGAACCGGAAGTTCACGTCTGCAGTGTTTGTGAAGGCGCCAGCGTCTTGAATTCTGCGAATTCGATAGTAGACAAAAGTGTAGTTTTGATCTGCTGCCGGGTAGAAAAATACTTTTGGGCTGTTTGTGCGTTGCACATAAAACTGTGCTGGGCGGGCTTGAGTGGTTTTATCCGGGATGTCTAAGTACTCGGCCCGACTGATCCTGTCAATAGTTATATCCGTTTGGGTACCTTGAGACGTTAAACGGATTACAGCGGACAAGACATTGACGACATCGTCGCTAAGAGTTATCTCATTTACCCCAGAGGTCAATGAATAAGTTGCCTGCTCAATTGTCCAAAGGTTTAATCCTCGATTGGCCCAATCTAAGAACAACAAGTTTAGTGATCTACGAGCAGACCCGAGTTGATACCCGGACTGCATGCGCATCCCACATCGCTCAAATGCCTCTTCGATTAAATCATCAATCGAAAGGTCAAATATTGTTGTTCCCGAGGTTGCCATTAAGCACAGCCACCTTTACGATAACCCTTAGCCATTCCGCCACCCATCATGCCCATGGCCATGCGCTTGTGCTGATTAACGGCACCGCCATTTTTCATCATCAAAGGACCGCTGGTTTTGCTGGTCTTTGAAATCATTTTGTTTTTGGGTCCCGACTCAACACATCCGCCACCCTTTGTTGCAGCGCCCATTCCTTTACCGGCCATGATTATTTCCCCTTTTTCATTGCACGGCCTTTTGCATCAGCCGTAGTTTTTTTCATTGCACGACCGGCTTTATCCGCCATGCCGCCTTTTTTTACCATCTTCTTTTTCATCAAACCGCCTTTTTTGGCTTCAATTGCCATTCCGGCCATATTGTCTTTTCGAGCGGCAGCAGGCGCTCCCTTTTTGCCTTCTTCTTCTGGCACCTCTTTAATAAGACGTTTTGCAAGTAACTTTGCAATTCCCTTCATGATTACTTTCCTTTCTTCATCGCACGGCCTTTTGCATCAGCCGTAGTTTTTTTCATTGCGCGACCTGCTTTGTCTGACATGCCGCTTTTTTTGACCATTTTCTTTTTCATTAGGCCGCCCTTCTTAGCTTCAATTGCCATTCCTGCCATATTATCTTTTCGGGCGGCAGCAGGCGCTCCCTTTTTGACTGCTTCTTGGGCTTCTTGGGCTTGAAGGGCTGCACGTATCCTGCCCTTAAAACCGCCCCCACCAGCATTTTCTGAACTTCCTGCAGAGGCGTTCTTAACTGCAGCAAAGATTCTCTTGCTTATACCGCCTCCACCGCCCGGTTCTGCAACACCGCTTCCTGCCAGCTTATTCTTAAGATTGAACCCCATGATTACTTTCCTTTCTTTGCCGTTTTTGCCGTTTTTGCAGATTGTATAAAAGCTTTTGCAGTAGGAGCGCCTTTAGTTCCTGGTTTACGCATCTTTTCACCAGAACCCATGGCGATACGTTTTCTTTTTGCGTTGATATTAGAATACAAGCCGGGTTTTGCTGGCATGGTTCTACCTTCCGTTGAAAAATGAATATAAACCAATAAAAAAACTTGTCACCGCACTTGACGCTCCGGCCACCCACATAAGGGTTTTCCAGCCGCCTTTCGCTTCTGACAAAGTTAAATTAATCGCCTCTAGCGATTTTTTAATATCACTCATATCAGCCATCATTTTATCCATGTCGTCTTGGATATGACGGATTTCAACAGAGTGGGTGGCAAGTTCTCGTTCGACGCTCATGTCAGCATTTCCATCGTTTTCTGGCTTGGCGAATACGGCTATTTGGATCTTTTGCCGCCTCTGGAAACTTCTTCATTTGGCCTGCAGAACGAGCGCAATACGACTTACGCCGTGTTGCTCGCTTGCCGGTCGGATTGTCTTCGGTAACCGCAGTCTGTAACTTGCTTCCTGGGTTAGCGCGTCGATATGCCGCAACGCCCTTTTTGGTCATGCCCGCGCCAGACTTGGTAGAGCGGAAGTTGCCGCTCTTGACCGAGGTTTTAATTCCCATTCCTTTTGCGTTAGGCATTTTGTATATAGATCAAGTCAAAAGTTGCGGCTACGTAAAAGCCAGTGCCCGATAACGCCAAAGCTCTTGCTTCCACATCTGTTTTTTCTGGGAAAGAAATAGGGTATTCAAAATCAAACAACGCAAAACCGCTAGCCAAGCCCAATTCTGCGCCCACGCGCATGACTCCGCCAAAAGGCCTAAAGCAAAGTTGACCTTTTATCGAATGGTTTGTGTTTGAGCCTGCCGCAGAAAAGGTACCTTGGTCTATGTAGGCCGTGTAGCCCGCAGGAACCGTCCAAACCGCCATCAGCGTTTGATTGGCTCCCAACGGGATTTTCGCGTAAACAGTCGCTGGGACCCCAGCCGTAACAGTTCCGGTACCAACATAAATATCGCCAGCAGCGGTAGCACCAGTACCAGCAGTGTTAACGAAAGAACGAAATACACGGATGAAACTGTTCGTGGTAAGAACTTCAGTCTGACCATTTAATGTCACCACCTCAGAAATTTCATTGTAGTTAGCATCTAAACCGCCAACTGTCACTGTTTGAGCGCCTGTTCCAGAACCCGTGTCGGCTGCGCTTGAGCTTGATACTTTCATCACGGTGGCAGCGCTGGGGTACACGTAAATACCCCCTTGGCTCCAAACCGTTTCTAAAGCTGCATCCACAACAGGGTTTGAGCCAAATTTAAACAAGGCTTTGTGAAAGGTAATTTGACCCCTTGACACTTGCAAGTTAAATGGCTCATTTGCCCCCATGCGGGTAACAGAAGAGACTACGCCTTTTGGTGTACTCATTTCATCTTCTTCAAGGTTTGTGCCAGACGTGCGCGTTGGCCTAACTTACCGGGGGCCTTAGCCGCCTTAGCAAGTTTCTTGGCAGGGATTGGTTCACCCTTTTTAGCTCCAAGCTGGGCACGTAAAGCTCCCGGCTTTTTAATTGCGTTCTGAATCCATTTCTCAGCCATGTCACTTCACCTTTCTAAACCGAGCAGCCTTTTTAGCCACCCCTTTAGGTTGTGCCACAAACTGTTTGCCTGCGGCTTTACCGGCTCGCTTGGCTTTTGTTGTGGCGGCGTACTCTTGCGGACTGAGGGCTTTGATGGCTTTTTCGGGGAGGTAACGCTCGCCCGTGTCTGAGGAACGTTTGCCGCTTTTGGTTTGCCATTTTTGCGCTGTCCACGCTTTGAGACTTCTTTGAGGTTTTGCGAGTCCACTCACTTATACCCCCCGCCAGAAGCCTTGTACTTCTTAGCCAACAGTTGAGCCTTACGGGCAGACCATTGCCCCGGCGCAGTTCCCTGCGTACCCGAGGCTTTGATTTGCTCAAACAAGCGCTTACGCTTTCCCGGTTGGGTGTAGTTTCCAGCCTGATTGACCTTCGACTCACCGCCTTTGGCGTACATCTTCACCTTGTTCGGATTGTCTTTCCGAGCAATGTTTTTAGGCAATTTAGAGGGGTTTATGGCCCCCATGCCACGGCTAGATCTCACTTACACATCCCGCCGCCGCGCATAAGTTTGCCTTTGGTGTGACCTTTTTTAGCCACGCCATCAGCGCGCTTTGCAGCACCGCCAGCTTTGTATCCAACAGCACCACCAGCTTTCAGGGTCATGGAACCCATTTGCTTAGAAGTAGGCATTTTTTTGGAAACGCCACCGGCTTCCATCTTCTTCATGCCTGCTTCTTTCATTTCGTGCTTGATCATGGATTTGGGAGCGCCCTTCTTTTTCATGAACGACACTTCCTTCTTCATCATTGCTTTGGACTCTTTCATTTACACAAACCTGCCTTTCGTTTTACCTTTAGATGCGCAACCATCAGCGCGTTTGGAAGCTGAAGACTTTACGACTCCACCCTTTTTCATCGGTTTGCCCTGCAGCAAATTACTTAAGCCAGACATTTGTGCCATTGCATTTCCCTGACCAAAACCTGCCCCTGCTCCTGTATTAAGTGGCCTCGTTCCTGCTATTCCCTGCAATCCCGGCCCCCCAATCATCGGCTTTTGAGGTTGCTGCGGCATTGAAGGCTGTTTTGAAAATCTTCCAAATCGCATGATTACACCATCCTTCCACGGGTTTTACCCTTGGTAGCGCAGCCATCAGCGCGTTTGGAGGCTGAGGATTTAACCATGCCACCAGCCCGCTTTTTAGTTATTTCTTCATCA